TTGAATTTTTCATCAACCTTTTTACTATAATATGTGACAAAACTGTCCATGAATGTATCTAGCCCGTCTCTTTTATCTTGTAATGCTTGTTCGGCGCCTAAATCTCTCTTTAAATCTATAACAGTTATTGGTGCCTTATTTTTTAAATCCTTATAATTTTTATTGTTGTTTTGTATCAAATAATTTTTAGTTATTTGGCCAAAGTATGAAAAAGCCTTTCCTTTTCCAGGTGTAAACTTTTTCATTTTTTCTATTAAAAAAGCTATAACTTCTTGTTGTACCTCTCGAGTTCCACCGTCAAAATAATAAAACTTAAATGTATGTATAATATTTTCAGACAATTTTTCAAAAGGGTGTTTTATAAACTCATTATAAACTTTGTTTTTTAATCGCATATTTTCTTCTATATTATATGCTATTATGGCCATTTCAGTTTCATCTGTAAAATATAATTTTCTTTTTCTGGGTCTACCTCTTCTTGCAACTGCTGGTAGTAATGCTTCTTGTCTTTCTTTTTCTCTTAATTTTTCTATATCTATATAGAATTGTTCAACTGGACTAATCATTATTTTTTAACTCCTCTAAAGATTCTATAGTTTCTTTTATAGATTTAAAAACTACTCCTACTTCATCATCTGATTCAAATATATTTTTAGAATCTAAGTCTTTTATTTTTGTTAATATATTATCCAGTGAAACACCATATCCTAAAATCCAATCTGTTGCCTCTTCGTTTGCTTCTTCTAGTTTTTCTATTTTTGTAAATAGATTCCAGTTAACATAAATACTAGCAAACAATAATAGAGTTATTAAAATATCTATAGATATATTATACATTATGATTCTCCAAATAAGTCCTTAAACATATCTTGTACTGGTGTACCATTTGTAGCTGTAGATATTTTAACCTTTTTAGCACTAGGTTTTTTAATTAATGTTGTTTCTCTTGGTTTTGTAAACGCTGACTTTATTTTACTACCAGATTTCCAAGCTTCATATTCTATTCTGGAAGCCATGTGATCTGCATGATGTAGAATTATTGGTAAATTATTCCATAAAGCTTTTTCTTTTCCCCATGGTTTAAGGTAAGAATCATTTGCAGAATCATATACACCATCATGGGTTAATATTCCTATCATTTCATTTTGAGAAAATTGAATTTCATATTTTGAAAGCAACCATATGCTTCTATGCGGTACTGTCATGTTTTGTATATTTGGATTAGGATCATATATTTTACCTTGGTTTTTTCTATGCCATTCACTAGGGTTTGGTATATAATAATCGTTATCTATATCTCCAGCCTTACCTAAGTCATGATTAAGAGCACAAAACATAATTTCTTCCTTAGTATATCCAGACATATCAGCACCCATTTCTTCCCATTGGATATATAATCTTTCAGTACAATCCATAACCCTTAATACGTGGTCTACATAGCCACCAGCAAAACAATTATGAAAGTGTTCTATTCCAGAGGCCGGTGCAAGCATCATTCTTTCTGAAAGGTCACTATATAATTTTAATAGGTTATTTTTTCTATCACCATCAAAGTTATCTGCTATTCTTGTTTGTAGTTGTTCCCAGTTTTGTACTATTTGTTCTTCTGTTAATTTCATATTATTTTCCTATTTTTTTTCCTAATATTAATGGGGATCCGTCTTCATGCTTAGATACTTGAAAACAATTAGACTTTTCCCTAATAATTAATTGTATACCTTTGTATGATGGATAATTTTTATAAATGTAATCTGTTATTTTTGATATTGTTTCTTCTGTCATTATTATTCTCCGTATAGACTAAATTGTTTAGGTGGTTCAGGGGCTTTTTCTACTTGGTCAATAGAGTATACCTTTCCGTCAAATGCAGCAAGGTGATAATCTCTACATCCTGTTTCTTGATAACACCATTCTAAACCATCAGTTAACGATTCAAATACAGTGTCTGTTCTACCAACCGGTTTCCATCTATCTCCAGGAGGTACTCTTTCTAATACTTGTGTTTTTATTTCTTGTGTGTTTTCCATAACTAGTCAAATAATAATTTTAATTGTTCTTTATCAGCTTTGATATTTGCATCACTAATTGAGCCAAATTGTTCTCGTACTGAATTATCATGATAGCCTATTGCGTGAGCCATTCTAATACATATAACCTTAAACTCTGCACAAGTCATACCTTCAGGTAAATCAAACTTTATGCTTTTTGCTTCTTTTGTACTAGAACCTCTATTATATATTAAGGTGTTGTAATTTTTTGTATCCATTTTCCTATTCTCTCTAGAATCTTTATTGGTAAAAATATTAACATAAATATAGAAACAATAGACACTACAATAGTTGTTATTATTAAAACAATAACTATAACCATTAGTTCTTCTATTAATTCTTTCATATTAGTTAATATAATAAAAATAACTCAAACAGGAAAATAATATGTATGTTATTTTTTGTATTTTGATAAATATTCTTCCCGATTGAAGTTTCTAGGGAATTTAGCAGATGCAACCTTTGAATGCAATTTAATTTCACTTAAAATTGGCTTTTTATCTTTTTTCCAACGTAATGTTTGCAACTTTCGTTTTAATTTGTGTAAATTTAAAGCTGCAATACCTATCAGTTCGTTTTTTTCATTTTTTGTCATTCTTTTTGACGGTATGCGTTTTTCTGTCTCTGTTGCTTTTAGGGATCCTTTTAGTTCTGGTTGTTCTACACCTTTATGATATACATTGCCTTCTTTATCTACAAAAACACCCTTTAGTGTCCAACCTCTTGGTTTATCTGATTTTTTATATCTTATTTCAACCGGATCAACTAATTCAGCAACACAGTCTGAACATGTTGTGGCTGTGGTGTCTTCACTACATTTTGACATTTGACCACAACGTTTACATTCCATCCACCTATACATTGTACCCTTTCTTTCATTCCAAGCTGTACCGGGTCTGTATTCTACTAAATATTGAGATTTTTCTTCTTCTGACATAACTTATTCTCTTTATACCATTTTATTTTTTTGTAATACTTCAAATGCTAATTTTGCATTGCCTTCTTTAATATATATATGATTTTGTCTCATAAGTGTATCCGGCAAATTATTTGATAATGAGTATATATCCTCTGCAGTATACTTTTCACCATATAATTCATATTTTTTATCTACTTGTTCAAGATTATCCATGACTATATCTTGTGGTTCTATTTTGATATTTTTAGGTATTTTATAAGGTGTATTAAATTCCATACCTTCAGGAACAGACATTTTTACTGTTGGTTTTCTTATTTGTGTAAACGCAAAGTTGGCTGCTACAACCATCGCAATAGCTAATGGGTCAAATACAAAAACTATAAGTAGTAAAAACCAATTAACTACCTGGTTCATATCTTGTCCTGTTGTCTCTGCTAGATATTTTAGTGGGCCTAACTCTCTTTCATCTTCGTTAGATATTTCTAAATCTAATATTCTTGAATCAAGAGACATAATAGAATCTTGAATTGTTTCAAGTTTTAAATTAAGTACATTTCTATCACTAATAGTTTTATTTAATTCTGACTGTAGTGCTCGCCTAGAAGAACTAGATGTAGTTGTGATTAGTTGTCCTGAAGTTTTATCTATATATTGTACTTGGGCTGGGTTAGATAATGATATTCTTAAGTCTGAAATTGATTTATTTAATTGTTCCTTTTCAATTTTAAGATCAGATTTATTTTCTTCAAATCTAGTTTGTTTAATTTCTAATACGCCCAGTGATTTATCTAAAAATTCTGATTTAGTTGCTGTTTCTTGATAGGCTCCAGATAAGAATCCATATATACCACCAGAAGTTATAAGCATTAAAATAAATACAGCTATTGAAAGATATGTTCTTAAAAATTTATTAATAGAACTCCAATATTGATATAGTAAAGAAGCAACTACTAATTTAGCAAACTCTAATGAACCAGCCATTATTATTACTTGTGTACTGGCACCTGCGAATAACTTACTTAATCCAAAGACAGAGTAAAATGCAGCTGAACCAGATACGGCTAAAGCAGATAGTGCTATTAAAAAGGGTAATATTTTATCCTTCATACTCCAAACTTATTCGGTCAGATGCTTTTTTAATTAGGTTTTTAAGGGCTGTTGCTAGCCTTTTAATTTCAATTGGGTTAGCTAATCTTGGTGTGTTAGTAACTGTTTCTAGTGTTAGTGCTAAATTTTCTGCACTTTCAAGTATGTCTTGTACTTCTTGCTTATATTTCATATTGCTCTTTATAACTATATTATTTGTCTTTACTATGTGTAATTTCAAATATATATGTGTGTATTGTTTTTAAATTATCAGGACTTTTATCTGTTCTATAGTCTTTTAATGTATTGCCTGCTTCTACCATTACTATTTTAAATTTATCCAATAATTTTTTATCGGTTGAAGATAATATTAGTTTGCCATTATACACACTAACATTACACATATCTTCCTTTATGTTTGATTTTTGTATAATTCCAGTTAAATCTAATTCAGTATCTGATACATCATTAAGTGATTCACCTTTAGATAGCGCTTTAATATAAATATCTAACAATTCTCTAGGACAACTATCAATCCAATCACTAAAATAATCGATATCATTATCAAATAAAATATGCCTATCTTCGTCTTTTATTAGTGACCATAGTGTACCGGTAACAACGTCTTCAACCTTTTCTATTTCTTTTAATACTTGATTTTGCTCAGCTTTACCCTTAAAAAATGTTATAAAATCAGCTATTCTACTTCTAAATGGTTCTGATCCTAGTGCATTTATTGATTCAGGATCTAGTGTTGATAAATATATATCCATATCACCAAGTAATTTATCCCAAAATTTAGACTCTGGGTCTAAAACTTGGTCTATTGTCCAACTAGATATATTTGTTTTATTTTCCATTTATTTTTTTAATCCGCCAACCCTCCCAGCTGAACTCTTTAAGCTATCCGCGACGTCTCAGACGCAAAAATAGAGGGTGAGAGTTCCTAATACCCTCCGAAATACATTAACCTCTTACCACCGAAGCTTAAACGGTATGCTTCTTCAACCGTTGGGTCAGGGTGCTTAAATTAAGCCGCCATCGCCATTTCAACTTGTTCGCCAGTTAATGCGTGATCTTCATTATATCCTTATCATTGTGTCAAATCCAGTCACCCCCATATTGTAAATCTATTTAGTGGAGGTGGAGGGTATCGAACCCTCGTCCAACAATGCAGCTAATATAACTACTAACGATCAATTATAAATATCAATTTAAATGATATTATTCTATAATTTGAGCATCTTTAATAGTTCTACACAACATAAAACTATTATCTTTCTTTAATACATGGTCACAATTACATTGGTTTCTCCATACTTGGAGTACTTTCATATATGAATTATAATCGTCTTTAGGTATACCGTACTTTCTAGGATTACAATCTTCTATTGAAATTGTTCTAATTATGTGGTATGCTTCATTACCATTGTAAAATATTTTATTCATAACTATCAGCCTGCGGGCCAGTTTTTATTTGTTTATATAACCTATTTAATTGTAATTGTTTTAGGCTTACTATCTGAACCTGCGGGTACTTCTAATCTTAGAAGGCCGTTTTCCATAGATGCCGTAATTTTTGTTAAATCAAACTTAGGACTAATTTTCCATCCTAAATGAAAAGACCGTTTCGCAATACCCTTATGGATATATTCTCCTGCGTCTTGATCTGAATCATTAGATTCAATGGTTGGTTTAGTATATGAAACCTTTAACGTAGTTCCATCCTCTGTCGAAAGATCGATGTCTTCCTTATTTAATCCAACTGCTGCTATTTCAAATATTAAGG